CTCTCATGAACGAACCGCGCCCTGAACCGCTTCACAGTATCAGCATCCGAGGCGGCAGATCGGTCTACTTTGTCGATGTCCGTCTCACCAAGAACGGCAAGCCGTACCTGGCAATTTCCGAGCAGGGGCAGAACAGCGACGGTCAGGCCCGCAAGGTGACGATCCGGCTATTCGGGGATGCTGTGCCAAACTTCAAAAGTGCCGTGATTGACTGTGCCGACCGCATCCGGGGGAATCCATAGCCATGCAAGCCCGAACGCACTGCAAGCGCTGCAAAGAGACCCTCCCGGCTAACGGGAACCACGGCGCCCGACAATATTGCACGACCTGTTCGCACATCCATGACCGCAACCGGGCCTACCGGCGCTACGAGACACGGGTCCGCCTACTGCCCTATCCGCTCTACGTCCTGTCGTACCTCTCAACCCCGATCTGCCTCGACAGCAAAAGCGTCGGGAAACGAATGCGACACCGGCTGGAGCTGAACTACGGGCGCCGGATACCATCCTCGCAGTTCATGCACTGATGCACGTTCAGCTCACGAGAGAGAACGCGGACACGCTCATCGTCCTCTCCCACAAGACCAACCGCTCGGTGGGGGAGCTCGCCAACCTCATCATTTCCTCCATCGCCTCCCTCGAGATCGAGCAGGTGCTCAGCATCTCGCTCAAGCCCAGGGACCCCTCAGCAACCCCGCCGAACAGGCCGAAAGTACACCGTTTCCGCCGCCGGTGGACGCTGGGCCCCTGATCGCATTTTGACATAACATGTCATGGCGTTCGACCGCTCAAGCCGCGATATTTCGGGCGGAGTGGTAGGACGCTACCCTCGTGTGAGAGCAGGCCGATCCGTGCACGGCGCCGGATCGGCCTTTTTTCTGCCCGAGAACATGGCGAGCCAAATCCCCAACACGATCCAGGCTGGCGACAGCTACGAGTGGACGGAGTCGGAGAGCCTCTATCCGGCCCCCACGTACACGCTGACCGCCTACCTGGTCGGGAACGTGACGCTCACACTCACGGGCGTCGGTTCCGGCTCGGAACACGTCTTTAGCCTGACCGTCGCAGACAGCAAGAAGCTGATCCCCGGTCTGTACGAGTACCAGGTCCGCGCGAGCGACGGCACTGACGCCGTCACGCTCTACCGAGGCAAGCTCACCGTCCTCCAGAACCTCGCAACGACGGCCGCCGGCTACGATGCGCGCTCCCATGCGCGCCGCACACTCGAAGGCATCGAAGCCGCGCTCGAAGGGCGGCTCACCAAGGAACACTCCCAACTCACCATCGGCGGTCGCTCGATCTCGCTCCTTTCTCCCGAAGAACTCATCAAAGCCAAGAGCTACTACGACATGCTCGTGAAGCGCGAGGAGGACGCCGAGAACATCTCCAAGGGGCTCCAGGGCAAGTCCCGCATCCTGACGAGGTTCGTGTGAGCGTGCTGGATCGCATTGCATCTCGCTTGGGCTACATTCCGAGAGACGAGATCGCCCGCCGGCCCCGCCGCAGCTACGCCGCAGCCGGGCTAAAGAACATCCTGAACGACTGGTCGACCGCCGTCACTGCCATCGACCAGGACATCCGCACGGGCCTGAACCCCGTTCGTCAGCGGGCGCGCGACCTCGCGCAGAACAACGATTACGCAAAAGCGTACCTCCGGCTCCTGCGCACCAACGTCGCGGGGCCGTCCGGGTTTGCCCTCCAGATCAAGAGCGACCCGGCGCTCCCGGAGCAGAAGCTCCGCGAACTGATGAACGCCTGGTATCGTTGGACCGCACCGGCCAACTGCACGGTCACCGGCCGTCAATCGTGGAGGGCCGTCCAGCACCTGCTCATCACATCGGCGGGCAGGGACGGGGAGGGTGCGCTGCACTTCATCCTGGACGATAACGCCTACTGTGGGCTCCGGCTCCAGGTGCTACCCGCCGAGCTGGTCGACGAAAGCTACACCATGAAGCTGGGGACCAACCGCTACATCAAGATGGGCGTGGAGGTGACCGGAGACGGGCGGGTGCTCGGGTACCATCTGCGCGATCAGGAGACGGTCGACAACTACGGGGCGGTCCTCGGCAGCCAGCGGCGACGGTACGTCTCGGCCGACCAGATGATCCTCGGCTACGATCAGGAGTTCCCGAACCAGACCCGCGGGATCTCCTGGCTGGTTCAGAGCATGGTGCGGCTGAAGATGCTCTCCGGCTACGAGGAGGCGGCGGTTGTCAACGCCCGGGTGTCTGCCGCGAAGATGGGCTTCATCGTGAAGAAAGACATGGCCGCGCCGCAATACGCGGGTGACACCGAAGACGCCGACGGGAACAAGATCACCAGCGTCGAACCCGGGACCGTGGAGGAGCTCGACTACGGACAGGAGTTCCAGCCGTGGAGTCCTGAGTACCCGAGCGCTCAGCACGAGATGTTTGTCACCTCGAACCTGCGGGGCGTCAGCTCCGGGCTCGGCGTCGCGGCCGCCTCACTCTCCGGCAACTTCTCCGACGTGAACTACTCCAGCGCCAGGGCGGCCCTGCTCATCGAGCGTGATCACTATATGACCCTCCAGAACTGGATGGTCGAGACGTTCCTCGAGCCGGTCTTCGCAAAGTGGCTTGAGGGCGCGGTCATGACGGGGGCGGTGAAGCTGAAGCCCTCCGAGATGGAGGCCGTCTACCCGTCCTTCGTGGGGAAGCGTTGGGCGTGGGTGGATCCCCGGGCGGACGTGGAGGCCAAGCAAACGGAGGTCCGCAGCGGCTTCACGGCTCCCAGCCTGGTCGTGGCGGAACAAGGGAAGGACTACGAGGAACTCCTGCAGCAGATCGCGCTGGACAAACTCCTGGCCGCGAAGTACGGGGTGCCTCTGGACTTCGGCGGCACCGCGCCGGCGGTCCAGCCGGATTCCGACGATGGCGACGACAGGCTCTTCGGCCAACGCAAGAACGGACACAAGGTGAAATGATGAAGGATTCCGTCCGCAAGACGATCACAGGTCAGCAGCAGTACCGCACACTCACGGTCACGCGGGAGATGGTCAACGAAGAGTCCCGGACCGTGGCCCTTTCGTTCGCCAGCGAGCTCCCCGTGGAGCGATTCTACGGGTTCGAGATCCTGGCTTGCAATCCCTCGGCGGTGCGGCTCGGCCGGCTGACGGACGGGGGCCCGCTTCTGGACAACCACAACTGGGACCGTCAGGCGGGGGTCGTGGAGGAGGCGCGGGTCGATGAGGATGCGGTCTGCCGGGCGGTCGTCCGGTTCAGCCGGTCCGCCTCCGCCGACGAGCTCTTCCAGGACGTCATCGACGGGATCAAGCGCAAGGTGAGCGTCGGGTACATGATCCACGAGATCTTGCTCGACCGGAAGGAAGGCGACAAGGCCTACTATCGGGCCACGGACTGGGAGCCCTACGAGATCTCCATCGTGAGCATCCCGGCCGACAGCAGTGTCGGCGTGGGGCGGTCCGTGCCCGTCAAGGGATCCATCGGCGAGGAGGATCAGCCTTCCGCCGCACCCCCTGAAAAGACCGAGGCCGCAGGTGCGGTCCGGACCACCGAACCACAAACCAAATCCAGGGGAGAACTCCCAATGGAAGACATCAAGACCCCCGGCAACGGCGCCCCGGAGACCCCGAAGCCGTCGCCGGAACAGCTCGAATCCGAGCGCGTCCGCGAGATCGAGGCCATCAAGACCCGATACGCGGGGCGCGTCTCGAACATCGACAAACTGGCGGACGAGGCCGTGAAGGTCGGCATGTCCGTCGAAGCGTTCCGTGGCGACGTCTACCAGCGCGTCACGGACAACAAGCCGCTCGACACCAGCAAGGAGCTGGGGCTGAGCGACAAGGAGCTCAAGAGCTTCTCGTTCACGCGGCTCATCTCCGCCCTCGCCAACCCGACGGACACCCGCCTGCAGAGGGCGGCGGCCTTCGAGTTCGAGGTCTCGGCCGAGAGCCTGAAGAAGGACGGGCGCGGGCTGCGCGGCAACGCGCAGGCCACGATCCCGTTCGAGGTCCTGACCGTCGCCCGGGGGCGCCGCGATCTCATCGTCACAACGGGCACCATGGGTGGCTACACGGTGGGCACGAACATGCTCGGTGCGTCGTTCATCGACGTGCTTCGCAACCGCCTCGTCTTCACCGATCTCGGGGCCACCTACATGATGGGCCTCAACGGGTTCGTCGCCATCCCCGCACAGACCGCAGCGACCACGGCCTACTGGGTGGCGGAGAACGTGGCCCCGACCGAGGGTGCTCCGACCTACGGCCAGGTGACCCTGTCGCCGAAGACCGTGGGTGCGTGGGTGGATGCCTCCCGCCG